AAAAATTAGTATTTTTACACCTGTTCCAGATAGTTGTAGCTGTACATTTATTTGCTTTAGCTGCTTCTTCTGCTGTAGTAAAAGTTCCTGCTGGTGTTATATAGGTACCTTTTGATTTTAATTTTTTATTTGCTATAGCGATTTTAGCACCAAACCCATCTGGTTTTTTTCGTCCCTTAGACGTAGCTGATATCTGCTGTTTTTGTTCTTCTGAAATTTTTCTTCCTTTTAGGGAATCGCTTTTTTGCTTTCTCCACTCTTTAGAAGGTACCCATCCTTTTTTCTTTTCTGATATTAAAGCACGGGTTTCTTCAGAGACCTGTTTTCCTTTCATAATTTTCTGTATATGTCTACTATGTCGTTCCCGGGCTTCTGCAACTGCTCGACTAGAAGGGGTGTACTGATGTAGTCGCTGTGCAGGTCCTAAGTTACACATCATATTAAAAGAAAAAACTCTTGCCGATGTTGGTTCTATTCGAACTAACAACCAGTGAGCTAAAAAACGCTCTCAAGCTGTTAACTTTGCTAAATTTGATATCTCGTTAGTACCTCCTTCAGATCTTGGCTGTATATGGTGTACTTCATAGTATGTACCAACAGGAAGGGCTCTTAATTGAGCCCTTTCTATTAGTTGGTTATAGATTCTTTGGTAGTTCAAATTAACCTGGGAATGTAGCTCCTGTGGGTGTTAAATTAAAGTCAAGGTAAATGAATTCAGCAGTCTTGGTAGGCTGCAAGTAAATCTGACCTACTAACTGGTTTCTGTCGATTACATCAGCAGTGTTGTTAGAGTCATCCATGATTACTTTGAAAGCAAAAAGACCTTGACGCTGTTGTACTGAAGTCAAATAAGGATTAACTTGAGACAAGAAGCTATTTCTGGTTGCGATGGTGTTCTGTTCGAATACTAAGTTGTCAGCAATCTGAGAAATGTAATCTTTAACTGTGATCAACAATCTTCTAACGTTTACCCGATCCAAAGCAGAAGCTTTCTTCTGTAATGTCTTCTGACCGAATACTACAACACCTTGGTTAGGGAAAGTAGCAATTGGGTTAACATTACCTTGGTATAAAGTATCTCTGTCACCTTGAGTTAATTTTCTTTCAGCTCTTACCACTGTAGATAATCCACCTCTGTTAAATCCAGCAGGTGCAAACCAAGCCTCAGTTGAGTTATCGTTAAATGCATAAACTGCAGGAATCAAAGTAGAAGCTGGTACCCATACTGCATTACCTGTAGTAGGATCTGCTGCTTGTACCCAAGGCCAATAAGTTGCACCGTAAGATGTATCCATTCCTAATGCTTGACCTGTTACTGTATTTAAAGCAGTTCCGTAAGGAACCATATCAACTACTGCGATATTGTCACCCCTGTCTTGTGCATTAGTTACTACTGAAGAGATTTGAGTTGCAGCACTTACTCTGTTCAAACCTGGCATTGAAATTACGTTGTAGCTATATTCGTCAGGATTGGCAAGTAAGTTCAACATAGTAACGTAATCGCTACCTGTAACACCTTGTGAATCTGCGTTAGCAGTTAAACCAGCGTTTTCGTAGAACTTAGCCTCTCTTTCAGTGAAAGGAGTTCCTGTAGCTGCACCAAAAGTACCTGAACAAGCAGTTGGAATAGATCCGGTGTATTGAGCCTTAGCAGTTCCGTTGTTATCGAAGTAGTTTGGAGTTTGGAAGTTAACAGCCTTCACTCTTACGTAAGCAGAAGCATTAGCATAAGAACCAGAAGTTTGAATGTAATAAGTTGAACCGTCTGTTGCAATGTTTTGAGCTTGATCTCCAATTACTCTTGAAATGTAATTAGAAGCTTTAGGATCTAATGATAAGTTAGTCCATGTTTCTAAAACAACTTTAGAAGTACCAGTATCATCACCTTTTCTGATTAATAATCCGAAAGTTCCTGATGCTGAGTTAGAAGCAACAATTTCCCATCTGATGTTGTCAGCAGATCCTGAAGTTAAAGTATTGTTAGTACCTTCAGTTGAAGTGCTGTTCATAATGGTTCCTTTAGATAAGGTTTCTAATACAAAAGGAGCTAATCCAGAAGAAGGTCCGCCTGACCCTGTGGTCATCATAGACGAAGTTGCTCCTGTGTAAGTACCGTTTGTAACTCTACCTACCAACAAAGAATCACCGCCGTTTTGGAAGTAGTTGTATGCCGCTATTGAGGTAAAATAGGTATAAAAATCTGAACCTGATTGAACCAGAGTTCCAAAGATGTTTTGGTATTGTGAGTAAGTAGTAACAACAGTCGGTACTGTAGGGCCTTTAACTGTAGGTCCTAAGATGGCTGCTCCGGCCTGAATAGGCTGGGCGGTCAAGAACGACTGATCGTTTTCTCTTGCTAAAACACCAGGTGATAATAAAGTTTCTGCCATTTTATTTTAGTTTGTTAGATAGTTCTAATATAAATAGTAATTAGACCTTCAAAAAGTTATTGAACGTCATTGATATCACCTACCACTTCGGTAGTGAAATTCACCCTGCCTTTGGAGAAAAACTTCTTAGTTGCCACCAATTCTTTGTTAATTACAGCAGGGATTATATATCCGTACATCTTAATATTGAAAGTTGTCTTGATGAGCCTTTCTTCCCCTTGATTCACTGTTGTGTTATCAGCAAAAGAATCTATTCTTGCACGGAATTTAAATCTACTAGGATCTCCCCAGTACGAATCTGATGAGTAATTAATTCCTTCAACGATTGAGTTCATCTGCTCTACATAGTAAGTCCAGATAACGCATTCGTAATTTAAAGTAACATAATCCGGAATAACCACTGCTTGGTAAGTAGTTACCGGTTTTCTGTTGTTTAATAAGTCAAAATTAGAGTAAGCATTGCCTTTCTGGTATGCTTTTCCTGCAATTGCGTAGTTATTTGGGTTATTTGCATCTAGTTTATTACCAACAACGTAGGATTTGTCTAACGATGTTCTCTTAAACATGATGATAGGGCACATGATTTTATCATTTTTATCCCTGTAGTACCCGTCTTTCTGAACTGCTTTCCATCTTTCAGGGTTTCCGTAAACGATTGGTACCGGAATCGTAGTTCCGTTCTGGTATACCTGTGGTTTAATTACGTTGTTGAAATAATAAGCAATAGTCTCATCTATATCTCCAATACCGACGGTGTAGTCTTTGCTGGTATCTCCTTTTACTGAGATCTGTTCTGCACGGTAATTCTTAGCTGTCGCTGGATCGTTCTGATTAGCAAATATCGGCAACGGTACTACCGCATTGTTTGGATTGTCCAACAACGGAGTCTGTTGAGAGATAGAAAGCTCTCTTTGGTTCTTTGGTACCGGTTTTCTAATCTTATCTGCCATTACATTCTTTCTTTGGTTATGCCTAGTTTATCCGCAGGTTCAAGGTGAGTTGAACAAATGATACTAATTGATGAACCGAATTGATTCAACCCTTCAGAATACGAGTATTCCGGTATTTTTCCTACGAAGTATTGGTTATCAACTACCCCGTCTACTTCATAGTAATTTTCGTACCAGAAAATAACGTCTCCAACTTCCGGAAGTATTTCAAGGTCTCTCAGGTCTTCTAAGAAGAATGCAAAAGAAACTGTTCTATTTAAGTCTGGTCCGAATCCATTAGCTGCATTCCAATCCTGGTCTCCTCTGGTTACTAAACAGTTTAATAAGGCCGGTTCGCTAAAAAATTTATTAGTAGCTTCTCCGTACATATTGGTCTGTGAAGCTCCAAGACTAACTTTATAATACCCTACCTGCTGAGTTATAATGTCTGGTAATAACTCACGGTTGATACTATTGATCAGTAAAACGTCTCTTCTACTTCCAAATAAAGCCATTTAGATCTCCTCAATTTTTTGTAATTGTTTGGTACTGTATTTAAATTTCTTTAGAGTAGGGATAGTTGCTAATGCTTCTTTTTTGATTAACTCAAATGTTTCTGCTCCTGGTTTTACTGTAATTACTTTTAGTTGAAGCAATCCTCTAGGATTAAGATCTTCTTTATCTGTTTTGTTGTTTACAACTGTAACGTATCTCAAACCTCTGATTAACTGAGCGATATCAGTAATGTTTGTTTCGTCTGAGAATTCAACGTATACCAAAGACTGGTACATTGAATAGGTTACTTCGTTTAGTAGGTCTTTTAATTTCATTATCCTATAAATATTGGTTGGGGAACCAGGTTTAATTCTTTCTGTTTGTAATCGGCCTCCAAAGATCTTCTCTCAAGTAGCTTCTCTCTTGAAGTTTCTTCTAAAAAAGACCTTAATCTGTCTAAAAGCAAGTTCTTTTCTGAGGTAGCTGCTGTTATTAGGTCGGCTGAGTTTAAGGTAACTTCGGCTCCTGGGATTGGCAAAGTGCCGTACTTTCCTCTAACGTATCCAAGCATCTCTTTTGCTAATGCTAA